TGCCGTTGAATTGATATCTCTACTCGGCATAGTCACCTTGTTACACATCATGCCTACATTTCTTTTTAGGTCTGACTGATTGTATTGTTCAAATCTTTGATATGGTGGAGGTCCAAATGATGTTTGTTTTCTGCCAACAGGACCTAATTTGTATTTTTCAGGTGGGTTGAAGATAACTAAAAATCTATTTGGTCTTGCAACACCCTCACCTTGTCCTAGTTCTGCGATAAATCTGTTTACTGTGGATTCTGTATTGCCACCATAAAACTTACCTGAACCACCTAATCTTTTTTGTGCATCGCCGGCAACATCTTCTAAAGATGTATCTCTTGGTAAACCAAGTCTGATATCAAAGTTACCTATTCTACGACCACCTCTTAAAATTGCCATTAAATTTTTCTCCTACTGTCTGCAAATACTTTACCTAAACTTGCGCCTTGGAATTGTGCAACTGGTAAATAACATGCAATCGCCATCTCATCAACATCTACTCTTAAAAAATTACTCTGTACTTGTCGCCATAGGTATTTTTTAACAGCAGGTCTAATCAAACTATTACCTTTCAAGTTAGAATAACCAACTTGTAATTTTGTACTACTATCAAATTTACCATTACTTGTGTACTGTTGCAAATCTTGTAATAATTTAAATCTCAATGGATATGGTAAATAGTGAAAGTTTAAACCAACAAACCCACCTTTGAATACATCAACAGGCAAAACTAGAGGAAAGATATCATAGAATGGCATCTTTGATTTAGTTTTTGGGTCATAGTAAAACATAGACATTCTACCAGCACTTGGTCTGCCTAATAACTTACCGTCACGCATCAATTTACTTGCACTAGCTCTGTCTGCTACTAGTGAAGCTGCATTACGGTACCAATTAGCTGACTTAAATTGGTTGCCTTGTAAATCCTTTAAGGGGTCAAATATATTAATTGCCATACTACTATTTATACCTTTTTTATCAATACCAATAAAAAAGGGCTCCCTTTCGGAAGCCCTTTCAAAGTTAGATGTTTTAGAGAGAGATACTAGTCTTCGTCTGCAAGTTTGCTAAAGTAAGATAAAGTATCATCTTCATCATTATCTAGTTCACTACTCGCACTTGCTGAAGACATAGTTGGTACATCGTCACTTTTCACAGTAGGTGCAGCCGCCGGTGGGAGGTCCATTTGGTCTGCTGTTACTGTGCTTTGTGTACCCGTAATTACCCTATTCAGTTTCTCTTTGAGTTCATCATAGGTCTTAAAATTACTAGGGTCAACAAATTCTTTAAGAGCATATTGCTTTTCCCAAATAGCTTTGATTTCATCATCACTATCTTTGATTTTGCTTACGCCCTCAAACTCGGATTTATCGTAGTTCCAATAACCATCAACTTTCCTAATTTTCAGTTTGAAGTTTGCACCTTTCCAGAAATCGAATGGATTAATAGGTGTTTCATCTTCAAATGCTGGTTGCATCGCTTCGGTAATCTTATCAAAGATTTTCTTACCAAACTTGTACAGTTTTACCTGTCCTTCGTTTTCAGGATGCTTAGGATCCGATACAACATAGATGTTTGCAAAGTAAGATAATTTTCTCTTACGCTTTCTAGCAATATCTTTGTCACTATCTAAACCAGTATTCCATAGTCTGCTGTTTTCCTCAGACACAGGATCCTTTTGGTTAAGTGTTGTCAAACTGTTTTCAATAAACCAGCCGCCTTTGTCTTGGAATGCATGAGACCATACTCGCTGCCATGGCATCTCTTCGCCATTAGAAGCAGGTAAGAAACGAATAACAGCATAGCCGTTACCTGTTTTATCCATCTCAGGTTTCCACAACCTGTCGTCCTGATATTTGTTTTTGTTTGATTGGTCTTCTGGAGTAAGTTTAGTTTCCAGAGCTTTGGTGATTGCGTCAAAATTACTTTGACTTGATTTTAAACTTTCAAAATCCATATTATTCTCCTTTGTATATATGTTTAATGTTCGTTGTCTTAGTGTAGGCTGTATAATCGCCTTCATGGTTATTTATAAGAGTTTTACTAAGATTTGGCATTTTTCTTTGACCATTCTTTTGCACTCTCGCCTTTAGGTAGTGACCTCTGTATGAGGTACTCTCTAAACTGTTTACACTTATTTTCGATATAATATAATAATCTAATCATGTGTGTATAATACTATAGTTTGAGCATATTGTCAAGCGTGGAATAGCTTATGTATTCCACATTCGGCAATTTCTTATTATTCTCCCATTCTTCAATAGGAGAATTGACGGCATCTCTACCATCATTAAATTGGTTAACTTTGTAAAATTTGATATCTGGATTCCATCTGAATAGTGTGTACCACTGTCTAATCCAATTCACAGCAGGTGTTGGACCGTTCTGTGATGCTGTATAGTGTTTTGTTGACTTGTACATGTTGTTAATAAACTTAGTAGCACTCAATAAATCATGGCCAATTAAGAACACTTCTTTTGGTTGTTCTCTCTTAACTGCAACATAACCAGATGTAGGTCCACACGACCAACCATGGTCTTTTGGTGTTGTCTTATCACCATCTTCATCAACCATCACATCCATAAGTGAGTGTGATTGGTCATCTTCACTAATCCAAGAAACCTTTAATGTGGCATTGTTCACATTCTTTTCATAAGTTTCTCCGTTTGTCTTAATCATCTTAACAATGCCTTCTAGTTTAGCACCATGCATTACAAACTCTTTACTATTACCTTTTTCATTAGTAACAAGTATATCTTTCAACATGTGTTTGTCTTCATCTGCCAAACCTGACATGACCATCATATCATACATCATAAATGGTACTCTTGTCCAATCTCTAAAATAACATGGTATTTTATCTGCGACACCAGAATGATACACTTCATGCATGATACCTTGGTCAACAGCAGTTAAAACATCTGGTGTAAAATCTCTATACAAGGCATTACAACCATATATCTTACCATACTGTCTAAGATTTTGTAAACTATAATCTCTACGACTTTCGCCGTTACCTATACAGAATACTCTACCACCAGCCATGTGCAACCCCCAATCCAAATACATTGACTATTGCAAAGTAACCTACAAGTATAGTAGGCCATGCTAGTTGGCGTCTGTAGTGTGCATAGAAGGCTGTTACACTACCGATAAAGAAACCAGGATATACTATTCGCATATCTGGATTATCAGCTGTAAAGGCAAGTGTCAAACTTGCACCAACTGTAAATAAGAAACTTGCTAACTCAAAATAGAAGGCCACTTTATCTGATTGATAACTTGATGACCAAAATTGTTTAATCTTTTCCACTTTAACTCCCATAATAATGATTTAATAGTCCTGTTACATATACGAAAATAGCAACACCGTTTAGAAATATCAATGCACGGTCATGCCATAACATTCCTACAATCAACCAACCGGTAACACCTATACCATGAATAACTATGTTAACAGGAAATATGTTTGCACTTGTTAATGCCATACCGGCAATAATAAACATACTTGATACCCATTTAATATACCATGATAAGTCACCTTTTGGTGTAATCTTTTTGAATACTCTGGTAGAGTTTAATTCTTTTATCTTATCGTCTAATTTCTTTCTTACTTCTTCAACCACTGACAAATACCTCTTTCATAACCTCTCTCATTTCTACCATATTATATTTCACAAATGGTTTCATTTTTATTAATTTCTTTTTTACTTCTGGCCATACAATGCGTTCACTAATTTCTTTGTCCCATTTTTTACTGAAACCAATAATTTCGTCCATAATGTATAAACTTTGGATGTTGATTTTCTTTCTAAGATAAAGTTTAAGCAATCTAGGATGCTGCCCACTATTAGGCTGTAAAGCATTATCAAAAGAAAGACCATTAGAAAAAAAGTCATCATAACAAAGTACAGCATCGCTTCTAAAATTGTAACGATAAGCGTCTTTATATTTCTTCCAAGATTTATACTCTTCTGTTCCATCATTTCTTACTAGGTCACCAATCCACTTATTAGAATTGACAATGAAATTACAAACAAAATAATCCACAATCTCTCGCTCATCAAATCTTTGAGATAACTTATGAAAAAAATGCCTATCATTCCGTTTCGTAAAGCTTTCAAGTTTAACATTAACTTTGCCACCATATCTTTCATAATCATAAGATTTAGCAGTAAAATGGTTTTTAACTGCCAAATAAATTTTGTAAACATCGAATCCACCATACATATATTATATTCTTCTTTTTCTAAAATACCTTCTCCATAAAGCCGACCTTGTCATTGACACCACAGTAAATATTAATGCAATACCCATACTGTCAAATATACTAGGGTGTAAATCAAACAATGGAAATATTAATAACTGTATAAGAACAGCCAATATAAAACCACTGCCTACATCAATAACACTTTCAAGTATATCTCTATTCATAATCTAATAGATACTTAGCACTCATTGGAAAGTGGTCTTTTAAGTGTTTTGCCATTGGCATTGTTATCATTCTAGTTTCTGCCTGTGTGTCATCTTTGTTTCTTAGATTACATACACAGCAAAGGCCATAACAGAACCAGTCCAATACCACTCTGTCATCATGTTTTGTGGCAATATCATTCTTGCCATTTCAGGTGCAATGTTCT